CTGCTACTTGATTCATGATATCTTGTCCACCAAATCCAACTAATTGTGGTGATCCTATAGGACCTCCGGCAGTTCCTAAACTTGCTAGAAATTTATCTGCTTTTTCGTTTGTTGTTGGCTTTTTTTTCTTATTCATAATTAAAAAAGAGAGGGGTGAATAATCACCCCATTTAGCTTAAGAATCCATTACGAGAAGCTTCTGACGGAAGATCTCAGGATTTTGTTGAGCTGCATTTAAATATTTCCATGCATTCTGTGGGTCACGATCTGCTGCTGTTCCAAAGTCATTCCAGAAATCACCTGCATTTCTAGGAGCCTGTGGCTGTGGAGGAACTGGCATTTCAGGACGTGTTGGAGCTTGAGCCTGTGCTTGAGCCTGACCTGCTAAAGGTCTTTGCTGTACACCTTGATTTGCATAACCTGCTTGCTCTTCTTCTACTGGATATGGTCCATTAGGTCCGAAGAACTCACATGTGTAATCTGCCAACACATCAGGATCTGTAAGAATCTGCTCATAAGCTTTATGCTCTGCAGACATTTCCTGTAGTAAACCAACTGCTTCAGCTAACTGATTATTTGTTGTGATTAAAGCATCTTCAATCTGACAAGCATAGTTATTTAAAACTGCAGGAGCATCAGCACCAAAATGATTAATAACCTCAAGACTTGCTTCGCTTACCCCGTTTGCTAGGAGCTGCTGGTCTGTTATTTCCTGAGATGTTTGGGAATAATTGTTGGAGGATGCCTGGTTGTTGTTGGTCGAAGGCGTATAAGTCGGCGCTACCGCGTTGCTGTACTGGGTTGGAGTTTGGGAAGCGTAATTGGTTTGGCCTATTGCTTGGTTCTGAGTCGACTGTTGACCCTGGAACGGGAATTGGACTGGTGAACTCAGGAGTCCTACCACCCTGTTGAACGCGTCCTTGTATGGGTTCTCCGCTTGTGGGGCTGCCTGTTGTGGCTGGGGGCTGTACTGAGTAGGGTTGTATGGGTTGTTGTTGATCCCCATCTGCGCTTGCACTTGTGGTGCTGGTGCCGCCATTGGCTGGGATGGAGCCACCCATTGGGTATTCCCTGAAACGACCGGTGCCTGCGCCGCTGTCTGAGCCACGTAGCCTGTCTGCTGGGTCTGGGATACTTGGGGTTCCGATTGGATCGGCGCTGCGGTATCGGCCTGCATAAGTTACCTCTTTTTGTAAACTTTCTAATGTTCGATATAAGAATGGAGTTAAATCCAATCTTGGGTCAGCTGCCATCGGTAAGTTAGGCTGCTGAGGATGTGGTGTTCGCATTTCTTGATTTATTAGATCAATAAATTGCGAATATGCTCTCTGTACTTCACCCACCATTCGGAACGGGAATCCAGAGAGCATTGCTGCAACTTCGTCGTCCGTTTTCGATGGGAATAAATACTTCAGTGCTTCTATGCTATCAACGCCTAATTCTTGAAGGTTACGAGTAAATATTGATGAATTAAGTTTGTCTTGAGTTGTATCTTCATAAACAGGTCCCATCCATCTCCATAAAACCGTTCTATCCCCGTCAGGAGCAAGCCCTAATACACCTTCTGGTATATCTTTAGTTTCGATTGCAACATTAATTGCTTCCTGTATTTTTTGTTCATATTTTGCCTTTTGTTTATCATATTTTTCTAAAGCTTTATCATCAGGATTTTCTGGTAATTTTGGATATTTTATACCTGCTGCAAATGCAAGTGATTTTCTAAAAATCTGTTCTTCTTGAAAAATAATTAATTCAAAAACTCTACAGATACCATATTGATAAATCTGTAAACATTTCTTTTTAGCTGTTGCACTTACACGTCCATAAGCAGATTTTATTTCTGTTGCCGTTACATTGGTGATAGATAAATCATCAATACCACCTAAAGCTAATCTAATTTCACTTCTTAATTGTTCTGAAAATCTAGCTTGATCAGAACTTACTGCATTAGGTGTAATAAAACCTACTCTGTCTGAAGGTTCTAAATTAGCAATAACTCTTGGAACTCTCATTCCACTTCCCGGTTTACCTACATATCCGGGTTGTTGTCGTGTTATTGGATCTTGTTTATATGTAGAACTAAATAAATTAACATCAGATTGAAAACCAGATTGGCTAGAAATACTTGGTCTTTGAACAGTATCACCATCGCTTTCAACAATATCAGATTTTGGTCTGGAAGAAAGTAAAGTTGGATTACCAAAGAAAGATAAGTTTGCTCTTATATTTTTAACCATTTCATCATGAGCCATTATCTGATTAGCTAAGAAATCAAACTCACCACTTCCATCAGTTCCAAAAGCATCAGGATTATTAAATACTTCTACACATGGAATAAATTCCATAGTATTCTCAACTATTTTTTTATCAAATCCTGCAAAATTTATATTTTCACTATCAAAAGTAATTTCTTGTTCACTATGTATTTCTTCTATTTCATTAACTGTAATTTTTAATCTCATGTATCTTTTATCTGTATTTAAACCAACCCCTGCAAAACCTTTTGAAGATCTTACTTTGTAAGGATAGATAATTATTACCTCTTCTAAATCTCCTTCAGGTGAATAATATGTCCTGTAAGAATCTTTGTTAAACCAATAAATTCTATAAGATCTCTCAGTAGGTCTTATATAAAATAAACCTTTTCCATATGCTAAGAATCTATCCCAAATAGCATCTAATCTTGCATCTAATTGATTAAACTTTATTACTTGTTGAATTAAATCAAATCTTTGTGTACCAAAATTATCTTGTTGTGGATAAAACTCAACTCCCTGTCGTATCCCAAACATCTTCATCTGGGATAAATGAGAGCTGATAAGCATTGTATCTGCTGTTCCTCGACCATCTCTATTTATGACCGATTTAAGCATATCGTCTAAGACAGCTTTGCTATTACTTTCACTCATTAGATTCGAAGTTGATACTATTGATCAATGTCATAACCAGCGTGTAATCTTTTAAGTTTGATTTCATCTCCCTCACATTCTACCTCAAATCTTTCATTTGGTTGTAATGCCATGTCATGACATAACTCATCAGGTAGAAGAATTACAGCAGACCCGTATTGATCTTGCTCTAATTCTAGATTGTAATAAGTAGGTGACATTTGATGTTGTTAGTAATAGTTTAAGTCGTCAATACTCTAACTCAAGTTTTCCGCGAGTCATTAACCCATTACATAACCAAACTAGAGCATCTACGCAATCGTCATGTGAGCTAACGCCAAAATTTACTATCTCATCAGTAAGTGGTCCGAATTTTCTAAATTTATTAAAAATAATCTTTCTTTGCTCAAATAAACCCATAATTCCTCTAAACCTTGCAACTTTATCTCCTCTGAAACCTTTTACTGGATGCCAAATTAAATTATGTAATCCATGTTCTCCTAAACATATTCTTTTAAAATCTGCTTCTAAAGATGCTTGATAAGCTACTGCCTCAGACCAAATATGTGTAGAAGCTCCTGTAGGAAAATAAGTATTGTCATTTTTATAAACTATTCCCCATTCTTCCATCATTTCCATTAATAAATCTAATTTTTCTAAATTACCCATTACCCTAACTCTTTTGCAATCAATAACATGAATTTTATCTTTTACTCGGCCACCCATAACAAAAACTGTATAATCATTTTGCTCTCTTATTCCTGCAGATAAATCAACTCCTACACCAAGAGCATCAAAGTCTGTAGCAATAGTTCCTTTAACAATTAAGTCTGGTGATAATGATAATTCACTAGTTTGTACTATTTGATTTTGATATTGGAAACTAAAAGCTACTGGAGCAACTCTTCGTCTTTCTTCTAAGTATTTCAATGACCACATATCAGGCCAATAAGATATCTCTTCTCCCTGATCATCAACAGTTATAGCTGATTGTATTATTTGCGTCCATCCGTTTGATGGTAGAAAAGCTCTTGCGTGTATATCATCATGACGAAATCTTGTACCTAAACAAATTGCTCTTGCACCTTCAAACATAGTTGGAACAATAACTGCGTTCCAGTTATCTTCCATAGCTTGTCTAATATCTTTGTTTTTAATATCATCAGAACTTTTTATAGCATCATCAATAATACATAGATGAGATCTTTTAGAAGTAACAGCACCTTTTAAACCTGCACAACATACACTAAATTCCTCTTCACCTGTAGATTTAATACCTGCAAACTTCCAATCAATACTCCAATATTCATTAGAATTTATTCCTTTTGCTATTTTTACTGTGGGAAAAATTTCTTTATAATTTTTACTTTCTTCTATTATTCTTTTTATCGCTGCACTCTTTGGACGAGCAACATCAACTGTATATGAAATATATAAAATTTTTAAAGGTAATTTATGTAAAGCATGAACTCCAATAGCCCAAGCTGTATATAAACCTAAAACTGTAGATTTTGCAGATCCTCTTGGGGCAAGAATATCAATGTTAGGTCCTGCAATACCACGCAGACAAACACTATCATCTCCGGTACATAAATATTTATGCCATTCCATATGATGCTTTGCTGGAGGTTTTCCCCCTACAACATCACAAAAATAGGCAAAATCTTTTTGCGCCCTTTTTATATCAATATTCGAAGTTTTTTTTACTACTTGTTGTTTAGCAGCTGCACGAGCTGTGCGTCTGTAAACACTGTAAATACTTGTACCTGCCATGAACGTAGCATAGCGTATTAATCTTTAAGATTCTTCCTGTAGTATTTTTGTCCATACTCCCATTGAAGCTTCCTGCAAAGGTCCTTCTATAGGATCATCCCTAAAAATACTTAACATCTCTCTCAAAGCCCTGTCAGCGCCTGCAAGTATTAATCCTTGTTTATCCATCAATACTTTCTTATCCTCTATTTGTTTTATTGCACCACGTAATTCTTTTTGTAACATTGCAATACGTGCAGCACCCATATCTTGTTTAACAAGACCCATCTCTATTGCATCACGCAACTTCTGAATATCTTGTTGCATATTATCTATTTCGTATTCTAAAACTTCGTTAAAATTTCGTTTTTTAAATTCTTTTTCAGACCATTCATTGCATTCAACTATCGTCCCTTGAAAACCAAGAAAACGGGAAAATAAATATATCTGAATGGGAGAACTAGTCTTTTTACAAAACTGAAGAAAGGATTCACGGTCTTTAGAAGTTAAACTGTGAATCCATTGCTTCATACTCTGTACTGGCTTTGAGCCTGTTCGAAATCTCTATTCTCTTTATAGCGACGGAACATCTCTTTTTGCAAGTCAGTTGTTCTTTGTTCCTTACCTGTCTCACGAGTCAGTGCTCTATCTTCTTCACCTGCAGTTTGTAAACCTCTTCTATATTGAAGTCCAGTTTCTGCAACTTCAGCACGACGCTCTTGGCCTGTAACTCTTGCTGTTGCACGAGTTTCTTCACCAGTAGTTTTAGCTGTGAGTCTGTCCTCTGCACCAAAGGACTGAGCCTGTCTGATGTTTTGAGTTGTAAAGAACTCTCTGTTAGCTCTATCTAACTGAGCACCTAACTCCATGTTTAGACGTTGCTGTTTACCACTAACTTCATTAAGTGCGGTCTGACTAGCCAACGCTTGAGTAGGCACCTGAGTAGTAGGTGCGGGAGGTGGTGGAGCTGGTGGATATATTATCTGTGGAGGTGGTGGAGAACGACGACCCATATTAAATTAATCCTTTGTAATTAAATTTTAGCGTTAGTTAACCAAACTGTCGCTGCATGCCAAGACCGGCAAATCTTGTAGCAGCATCTTGTTGGGCAGCTATGCCTAATGCTCTTTTGTATTCAGCATCTGCAGCTAAAGTTTGTTGTTCTTGTTTTGATCTCATTATCTTCTGAATATTAGAAGGCATCATTTCTCGTGCCGCTAACATTGCTTTATCAAGCTCTAATCTTCTTCTAGCAGCATCTTCAAGTAATCTTGTGTAAATAGGCAGTGTAGCTATATTTACACCCTGTGATAACAAATTTTGTTTTAGCTGAGTTTTTAAACCGGCTTTATCAAACTCTTCTTTAGCTTCTAATATATCTTTAACTTGACTTTGTAGAT